CCGAGGGGGACGCCGATGATTTTGTCCTGGTCGAGAGTCATCCCGACCGGGACGGCCTGGCTCGGCACGAAGTAGAACGGGGTGAACTGGCCCGCGCCGTTCCAGAAGGCATAGCCGCCGAGGGCCTTCATCAGCTCGAGCTCGATCCAGTGCTTGCCCTCGGGCGCGGTCGTCAGCAGGAAGCGCATTTGCATCCCGGCGAAGAGGCCGTTCTTATAGGCGTTGATGGCGGTGGAATTGATCTGGCCGGCGGCCAGGCCGAGCTCGGTCTGAAGCGTTGAAGTCAACAATTCCATCGGGTTGCCCAGCAGCGTCTTTGGGTTCTTGTTCGAGGTGGGCTTGCCGTTGTCACCCGTCTGGTAGATGGGGGCTTTCAATTGGCGGTCGTCGCGCTTCAGCTTAAAGGTGTAGGCGGTCCCATCGTGCGAGGAGTCGATGCTATCGACGCGCATCGTCGCCACGGTCAGGAAATCCGCGTCGGCCAGGCCCTGAAAGCCCGTCTTGAGCGTCGCGACTTTGCCCTCGAGCGTGTTCGCGGCGACGTCCGCAGTGAGCAGCGCCGCCTTATCCACCACGCTCACGCCGAGGTCGGGAAAGGTAGAGCTGCCATTCAAGTCGTCGGCCTTTTGAGACGGCGACGACATCTCGAGGATCCAGCGGTCCTGGCCCGCGGTCGGCGCACCGAAAGTGAACGTCCTGCTGTAGCCGGAAATCTGAAAGACGTGCCGGGGCTGCTTTACGAGCTGGGTGTTCGCGTTCGCGAAATTGGGTGTGGTGGCAATCATCAGAACCACGGACTGTGGTCCCCACCCCGCCCCGCCATCGCGGGGCTCCCCTCCCCAACTGGGGAGGGGACTAAGGGGTGGGGTTGTAAGTCGCTCACCATATCGCTGCCTGCGCCGTCAGGTTCGGGTCAGACGCGACGAGGAAAAGATTCGTCGGGTCGTAGCGCGTGGGCTGGAAATAGATTTCGCCGGAAGAAGTCATCATGATAACGCAGCCAAAAGGCACGCGGGCGAGGCCATGTGCAACCGAGAAGTTTCCTGCGGCCGCCGGCCCCGCGATCGGCACAAGCTCAGACCACGCCGGCGGGGCCTGGGCGACGTACTGGACCGGGCTGCCCGACCAGAGCAAGACGCGCGCCGTCAGGTTCGCCTCGGAAGCGCGCAGCAGGACGTTCGTCGCGTCGTAAAGTCCCGCCTGGAACCAGATCTCGCCGCCCGAAGTCATCTGGACCAGCGCGCCCGTCGGCACGGCGCCCAAGCCGTGCGCAACCGTGAAATTGCCCGGCGCGGGCGAGAGGACGGGAATTTCCGTTCCCCAGAGCGGAGTCCCCTGTGCCGCGGGGACCGGCCGCGCATCCGAGCGAAGAAAGCGCCAGCGGACGCTCGTGTTGTACCGCCCGACGCTTTTGTACGGCTGCCTGTAGGCCTTCTCGGTCGAGAAATAGGTCGAGTATTGGGGCGAGTCCGCATCCGGGTAGTAATCGAATGGCGCGCCCTTGATGGCGGTCTTCAAGAAGTCCTGCCAGGCGGCGGCTTCCTGGCCGCGCGCAAGCCATTGCATCTCGAATGAAGCGTATTCGGAACTCCACAGGAAAATCGTTTGGATCAGACCCGAAGCGGAGATGGCGTCCGACCGCTCCGCCTCGCCTTCGCCGAAAGGCAGCAGGCGCGGCGGCAAGCTGAGTTTGAGAAGCGTGCCCCAGGAGGCGGGCGCAAACTGCCCCGCGACGAGCGCGGCATTCGGCTCCTGCCAAGTCGTTCCCAGGGAAATCGGCGGGGCCGTCTGAAGCCTTTCCGCGCCCGAAGCTGTCGCAATATACACGTTGTATTGGGTGGGGAAACTGGGGGCGTCGAGATAATTCGGGGTCGCTGGTGAGGTGACGACGAGGAGGGAATTCGCGGGAACGGCTGCGACAGTTTCGGGCGAGGACAGGCTTTCGCCCTGGAGCGTCACGTAAGTGACGCTGACGTAGTACGTGCGCGCGGGCTGCGTGCCGCCGCTCGTCGTCGAAACGCTCGGTGCCGCCGGGATGGGCGGCTGGGACGGGTACAATATCTGCGGATTGGCCATGCACGTTGAATTGACCGAATCGGGTCATTGGGTGATTGAGCCATTTGTTCAATGGCCCGATCACGAAATGGTTAAATTGCTACCCTGCGCATCAGCTCCTTCGGATGAGATTCTTGGCCGTGGACGCGTGGAGCACGGCGTCGTTGTTCAATACGCGCGCATTGATTTGCTCGATCATGTAGTCCGTGTCCTTTGTCTTGACGAAGACTTCGATTTTGACGGGCTGTTGCTCGCCAGCAGGAATAGCCGCCGAGCCGCGCGGAATGACGGAAGCCCCGCCGCCACCGGCCTCGCCGCCGCCGAAACTGCCGCCCGCGCTGCGCGGCCGCCCGCCGCCCGTCGAGCTGAAGAGCGCGGCAACCTGGATGGCTGCCAGGCCACCGTAGAGAGCCGACGAAGCGAAATACTGCGCCGCCGACCAAAAATTGAATTCGCCGAGCGCTTCCAGGCCCTTCGCAAACGCCTCCACCGCCTTGACCGCGGCGAGTTCCTTGATGGCCTGTTTTGAAACGAGGAGCTTCGAGGCCTCCGAGCTGCTCTTGTGCGAGACCTCGAGCTTCTCGAGTTCCATGTTTCGAAGAATCCCCGCGGCGATGAGGCCGAAGGTCCGCAGCGTTGAGTCGCCGAAGCCCTCGACGGACCTCGTCATGTTGCCGAATGACCCTTCGAGGCTGCTCCGCGCGCGTTCGGCGCCTTCCTGCATCGCGGTGAAGTGGGAATTGAGCGCGCCTAATTCCGCGGCCGAGGCACTCCGGAAATTCGACAGCGCCTGGACTGCCTTGCTTGGATCGGCGGAGATTTCGAAGAAGAGACCGAGTGTGTTTTCAGCCATAGAGTCTGAGTCCCGAGAGACCGGCGGCGTGCAGCCTCACTCGCTGCTTTCAAGGTCCGTATTTTGCGCGGCCTGTTCTTTCCAACGCCAGAGCGCTGCCGCGGCGGCGACGTCAATTTGCAGGTCGGGCGCCGTGCCTTTCAGTAGCTGGCTCGGGCGGCAGTGAAATAACTCAGCCACCTGCGCCAGAAGGAGAAGCAGCTCGGGCCGCTTTTCCGCGAAACTGGGCGAGGTCGTGGGGGGAAGAGTCCGCGCTTCCCGATCCGACGACCTCGCCTAATGCCCACCGGATAATGAAATTCACGTCTTCTTCGGCCAGCCATTCCGGAGAAATGTCGTCTGCGCCCGGGGTCAGTGAAAGCCTGGGTGAAACGAAGACCTCGCTTAAGAGGTCCACAATCCATTTCGAGAACTCGACGAACTCTTCCGCGTTCTGGAACGGGCTTTCGTTCCATCCTGCGCCTGATTGCCTGGCGGCGAGGCTGACGGGCAGGTGGCCGTGGAAGAGGAACCACATCAGGCTCGGCCTTCGAAGCACGACCTGAAGCGCCGATTTCGGCAGCTTGAGACGCTCGGGCGTCTGCCCTTCGGCCCGCCGGGCCTCCGCGGCCTGGCGGAAGTCTTCTGCCCTTGCGATGCTGTTTCCTTTTTTCTCAGGCTTCCATCCATCGGTCATCTTTGCTCCCTCCTGGCCGCAGTAGGCAGAAAGCAGTAACTGCCTACTGCCTGCTGTTCTCCAGCATGCGTCGCCCCTACTGCCGCAGGCCTATAGGCCTGCGCTACCACGTTCCCAATTACGTCTGCCGGTAGAACTGCGCCACGCGGTCCCCTTGCGCGCGGGTCAGGTCTGCCAGGCCGTGGAACTGCACCTTGTACACGGACTCCTTTGATCGCGTGAAGCTCAGGTCGAGCTCCGCAAACCCGTAAGCCTTGTAGAGGCACACGAGCAGGTACTTCGTCGGGCTCGAAGTCCCCCGGCGCGGCGAAATGAGCGCGACCGGCGCCGTGGGCAGCGCGACCAGGCCGCCGACGGTAATCTGCTCGTAGGTCTGCGCCCCGGCCGGCAAGCCTGCGTCCGTCCCCGAGCTGAAGGTCCCGTGCTCGAGCATCTTGGTGATTTTCGCGAGCGACGATTCCTTCAGCGTCAGCTCGACGAGCGCCTCCTCGGAGGTCATCAGCACGTCAACCGGCGCGGTCTCCTGGTCGATCTGCACCGGTTCAAGTTTCGCTTTGAACTGGAATTTGGCCGCGCCTTCAGACGCGCCCATGGCGATGGGCGAGCCGCCGACGGGGTTGCCGTTCGCGTCCACGAGCAGTCGCGCGCCGGCGGCAGGTTGCTGGACGTTAAACCAGAGGAACCCGGGGCCTTGATGAATGTCTGGGACCGTAATCGTAAATGCCATTCCGTCCTCCCCTTGGTCCGGACGCTGCCGGCGCCGGCCTCATGTCTCTTCCAGCTCGAACAGGACCGCGAGCGTCACGCGGAGCGCCGGAATCTCAATGTTCTGGAGCGTGACCAGTCCGTAAGCGTGCGATTCCACGAAGACTTCCTTCACGCTCCCCGCCGCCGGCGGTGTGGTCATGCCGCCCGGCACCGTTTCGTGCGTGATCGGGAGGGAGGTCGTGAAGTCGGAAAGCGGAGCCGAAGTGATCGCCATGTCCAGCACGCGCGCGTAGTCCTGCGCGTTGTCCTGGGCCATCTCCTGGTCGAATTGCCCGACGTCGAGCGCGAGCGCCGCACGCGTGACCGACCGGCGCGTGTGGGGCGACTCGCGGTCGAACTCCGTCGAGTCGGCGGCAAGCGTCAGCCAGGGAAACGCCGTGCGCTCTCCCGGCCCTTTGTGGAACTCGTTGATGGGGACGAGCGCGGGGTTGACGATCGAAATCGCCGCCGCCTGGTCGCGCTGGAGAATGGCGATCAACTGGTCCAAGAGAGGCTTGGCGAAGAGCGCGTTGTAAGCGGGAGTGAAGGGCATTTTTCAATTCATAATTCATAATTCAAAATTATGAATTACATTCCTCCGATCAAATCCGCCCCCGGGCCGCCGGTGAGCGCCGCCGCGCCCAGGCCAAATCTCGAAAGGCGCGAGGCGCTCGACTTGCCGGAGCCAAGAGCGATCGCAAAGCCGAGCGCTTGGACGAATTCCAGGGCCTCCTCCCGCAAGGCGTTTTGAAACTCCACGCGGTCCTCCCGGCGGGGGTCAAAGATCGGCCGCGCCGGCATCTTGCGCGTCCCCGTTTGATGGAAGATTGCGTAGGGGACGCTGGTGCCGAACTTCATCCGTCCTGGCTCCAGTGCCTCGACCGTGTCGGCGCTTTTGCCGACCAATGAACCCCGCAAGCGTCCGCCGGCCTGAAGCACGGGACGGCCGGGGTATCGCTTCTGCTTGCGCCGCGCATACCTTGGCGAAAGCGGCGGCCAGCCGCCGCGCGAACCGCGCCCGCCTTCGAGCTCAAATTGGCCGGCGAGCATCACGGCAAGGCGCCGAGTGACCGACGGCCAGGCCGCTCGCCAGTCGGTCAATTGCACTCCGAAGCGCTCGATCCGGAAGGCGATGTCTTTGGCGTTCGGAACGGACAGTCTAAACTCAAGCATTTTAAGACCAGTGATAAGTGGTTAGTGATTGGTGGTAAGCGCTGACCCCTTACCACTTATCCCTTACCACTGTTCTCCTTACGTGCCTCGCTTGTCGAATTTCCCGAATGCGTTCGACAGGCCGGCTTCCGTGGACGTCTGCCTCGCGTCCTGCTCGCCGCCCGCGATGGCCTGAAACGCAGGCCGCGGCGTCTCGGTGCGCGCCAGCGAGTCGAACTGCTTGTCGTAGCGCCCGCTCGCGAGCGGCCTGCCGTTCGCATCGCGCGCGTCGAGTTCATTCAGCATCTCGAGGTAGTTCTCGCGGAACACCTTCCCAAGTTCGCGCGCGCTGGCCACACCAAACGTTGCGAGCACCTCGCCGAGCTGCGCGGCGGCGCCGTAGCGGTTGATCTTCTCGAGGATGTTCGTCCCGTCAACGGCCAGGCCGGCAAGGTAGGCCGAAAAGCTCGTCGCGCTGGCAATCGCCGCGGCAAACCTGCGGTTGAGCACCGCGCCAATTTCTCCGGCCACGTCGTCGTTAAGCTGCTGGACGAACGCGTCCGGCGGCTTCTGCTGCGCCGTGCCTCGTCCCCACGTTGGGAACATGCTCGCTACGTTGGCAATCGTCGTGTAAGCCACTGGTTACCTCGAGTAGATCGCATCCCGCCTAGGCGGGATGCGCCTTGCGACCGACCACCCCTCAGTCCCCTCCTTACCCAAGGAGGGGAAGCGCGCAGCGCGGGGTGGTTACGGGACGGCCCGCCTCGCCTGCCTGCGGCAGGCGGCCTCAGTACTCCACGTACGCCGTGCCGCTCGCGGCCCCGCCCGCGCCCACGGTGATGTAAATATTCGTTGCGTCGGCGGCCGAGGTCTCGCCCCAGCTCGCGCTCCCACCCGGCACCAGGATCACGCTGCGTGGCGCGGCGGGCAGACCGTGTGGGACGGTATTTCCCGCTCCCGCAGTGAGCCCCGTGATGCTCAGCTTCGCTCTTCGCGGCAGCGTTCCTGCCAGCTCAACCCCAATTCCCAAACCCGTCGTTGTGACGACAATCGGCATGGTTCTCTCCCTTTGCGGCGTCCCCGGGCCGCCGGCCTTTGCTGTTCCGCCGCGGGTCCGAGGCCCCGCGGGCCGGCGAGCCTCTGGTTACTTCTTCTTGCCCTTGACCTCTTCCGGAGGCGGAGTCTCCGTGATCGGCTCGACCTGTCCCAGGTCGAGCGCGCCGGCCTCTTTCTCGCTCAGCTCGATGACGCCGATTGCGTCAACCGGAATATCCCCTCCGTTCCCGGAGCTCTTCACCGTCGTCAGGGCATCGGGCAGCTCGGGAAGGTAAAGCTTCAGGCTGTGCTCGATGGGACGAAGCACTTTGTACTTCGGCATGGATTTAGCTCCTTTCGTCGCTCAACGTAGAGGCGGCTTTACGCCGCCATTCGAGCTGGCGGGATAAACCCGCCGCTACAATGATTGAGCCATCGGTCCCGCCCCGCGGGATCAATCGTTAATGACCACCTCTTAGTCCCCTCCTAATTTAGGAGGGGAATCAGGGGTGGTTACACAACCGCATTGATCCAGGCGTAGGCCGCGGTGGCCACGACCACTTTCGGGTCGTAGTACACCTGCACCTCGATGATGTCCGCGGTGCGTTTCTCTTCCCTGTAGCGCTTCACCAGGAAACCCTGATTGGCCCCGCCGTCGTAGAGCCAGATGAAGGTGTATCCGAGCGCCACTACGCGCCGGCCGGGCTGGGGCGGCACGTAAGTCAGCGCCGCATTCTTGCCCCAGACGAAATCGAGCGATGCCGCCTGGCCCTGGTTCGTCGTATCCTTCAGCGCGCCGGCCACCCAGAAGTTTTCCACGTCGAAGGCGGACCTCAGGTGATCGGGCATCAACACCGCCGTCTGGGTGTACTTGAACCGGTCGAGAATTTTCGGATGCGAGCGCAGCGCCAAAAAGACCGGATAGGAAACGAGCAGCGTGTTCGGCACTTTTGCGATGTTTTTGAAGATGGCCGATTTCTGGTTTTCCACCGCGACCACCGGATCGGAGTTCACGTAGTCCGACCACTGCGACGTTCCGGAGAGCGTGGTGTTGGGCACCGCGGAGCCCGCGCCGAAGATTGCGTCGAAGACCACCTTCTCGTGCCGCAACCAGATGGCGTCCGTGAGGTCTTCGGTGGACTGGATCTCGATGTCCGGGACGTCCGAGTTCGCCTTCAGCTCGTCGGGGATCGCTTCCTTCTGCGCGTGGCCGTCGCAGAAGTACACGTCGTTCGAGAGCCGCCAGGAAGGCCGCTCGATGGCCTCCGCTCCCGGGCGGCGACTGTCGTCGTAGAGCTTGAACCGCTCCTTGCCGAAGATCGGATACTTGTTCGTCTGCCGGCTCACCGGAACGATCGGAAACAACTGTCGCCCGTAAAACGTCGCGTTCTGGTAGCCGATGGAGACGTTGGTCAGAAACTGGTCCAGATGGACCGTCGAAATATCAGGCATTCGCTTTTACCTCCCCTTGTAGCGTCCCGATGGGTCGGGACGGTTCTTTGTCCAAAGTCGCTTCTCGGTAGACGGTAGGCCGTATACGGTCTGCGGTTTATGGTCTTCCGTTCTTCCCTTACGCCTTGTAAACGAACGGCGCGATGTCCACGTAAACGAAGTCATTGACGGCGGCGGCCGGGTGCATCGCCTGTCCGATCACATTCACGATCGTGCCGGCTGATTCGCCTCCGACCGCGGTGACGCGGCCCGTCGTGTCCGCAATCTTCACGAACGCCCGGTCGGCGATCGCGCCGGCCGCGGTCATCGGGAGGCGTCCCCGACGGACGATGGCGATGCGCTTCGTCGCCAGGTTGTAAGGCGCCGCCGGAGTCGTGCCGTTCACCGTGCTCGGGTCGGTGCCGCTCGCGAAAGCGAATCCGGTTTCAAAAAAGTCCTCCGCCGCCGCGCCCGCAAACACGCCGTTTGCGGCGGCGGGCAGGGCCACGTAGAAATCGGCCTGGTTGGACGTATTGACCGTGCCCGGCACCAGCGCCGTGCCCCGCACCACGCGGACGTTCGCGTCAAGCCTTGCTGTGACTGGTCCTAGAACTCCTTCCATGCGTTACCTCCCTTTGTTATTTCAGTGGACGACGGCGGGCGCACGCCGGCCGACCTTGCGCCTGCGGCCGGCTGCCGCCTGCCCACTTTCTTTTCCTACCTGTCGGCCTCGTGGCCGTTGCTCCACCGCCAGCGGCGGATGAGTTCGGGGTCCGTCTGCGCAAGCTCCTGGAGCGCCTTCTGGCGGTTCAGGTTCTTCTCGCGCATCAACTCGCTCAGGCGCAGGGAAATGTCCTGCGCGGGGTTCTCCGGGCTTGGCCCGCCGACTCCGGCGGGCCCACCGAGCTGCACGGCGCGCGGCTTTTTGTTCGTCCAGGCCTCGAACCGCTCGGGCTCCGCGAGCGCCATCCGCGAGATGAACTCGCGGTCGGCGGGCAGGAACTTGCCTGCCGCAATCGCTTTCTCGATCAGCTCGTGCGCCTTGTGCGCCACACGGTAGTCGGCAAAAGTGAGGCGTCCCTGGTCGGCCAGTCTCGCTGCAACGTCCAGACTGATGCCGCCATCCTTGATGGTCTCGGAGAGCACTGCGGCGCGCGCAGCACGTTCCACGCGCTCGGCTCCGAGTTCTCGCGCCGGCTTGAGCAGGCGCCTCAGTTCCTCGCCCGAGGCTTCGTCAAATTCGCCATCTGCGAAGAGTTCGCTCAGGATGCCGGCCGTCTTGGGCTCCAGGCCGCCACGCTTGGCCATCAGCTCCTGGACCTCGGCATCGTCCAGGTCAAGCTCGTCCAGACTGATCTCGCCGACTTCCGCGCCTGCGTCATCGAACAAACGACGCAGCCCTTTCGCGCCCGTGAGCTTCTTCACCGTCAGTCGTTTCACTGGATTTCCTCCTTGGCCCGGCCCGTTCCGGCCCGGGGCCACAGACACTTCTGGCAGGTAACCATCCTGGTGGATGCCCGCCATCTCTTGTAGATGGATCGAGTCATTGGGTGATCTGAGGTTTTGTTCAAGGGCCCGATTCTCGAATGGCTCGCCTGCGGGCCGAAGCGCTCCGTCGCAAGAGCTTCGGAGCGTCGGCGACCCTTCGGCGGGCGTAGGCCCGATTCTCGAATGGCCCGACCCGTCCTCCGCAGTAGCCCTGCTACGGAGGGTGGATGACTCAATGTCCAGGTCGCTCAGCATGATGGGCGGGAGTTCCTCGAGAAAGGGGTGATTGGTCAGAGCCCCGCTCGTGAGTGTCGCGCCCTGCGGCTCGCCTGACTCCTTGTCCCGAGCGCCCCAGTCGATCGCCGGCGAGAAAAACCGGTACTGTCCCGAACGGATCATCTCCTCGGCCTGCGGCGTCCACTCGATCAGCGCTTTGAGCTCGCCGTTTGATTGGAGTTCGCGGATCCACCCGGCGGCGACGACGGGCCCGCCGCGGGCGACTTCCGGCATCTCGCTCGCGTGCTCGTAGTCCACTACGACCTGGTCGTTCTTCCGCCTCTCGAAGTTGCGGACCATGTCCGCCAGGTCTCTCTTCGTGATGGAGAATGTGCGGCCGCTTTTGACCCAGGTGCCCGTGAGGGCGATCGGAACTTCGAAGAGCTTTTTGCCTTGGGCGACGAACGGCTCTCCGAGTTTCACTCGCAGCCGGCTGCTCATCAGGATGAGAACGGGCGACGTCCCGCCAAGCGGGATCGCCCCTACGAGGTACTTTTCCTCGAAGCCGCTCGTATCGGCTCCGTGAGCCTTGGCCGCACGAACGATGCGGCGCGCGACTTCTTTCTTCTTGTCCGCAGGGATGTCGGCCTGATTAAACCGCGCCATGGCATTCAGGATGTGTGACTCGTCGTGGATCGGCAGCTTCCAGGTGGACTTGTCTTCGGGATCGCCCACGTAAGCGAATTTCGAGCGGTGGACGGCCTCGCCGCCAACCGAAGCGTGGTCCTTGTCGAATTTGTCACTCATCACCCTTGCTCCTGCCTTCTGCCTGGTACGGGCGACGCATGCGTCCCGATCCTGCTGGAGTCGAATAAGCCGTCCATCGTCTCGGCCTCAGCGGGAACGGCGTGCGTCGCCCCTACTCCATCGTGCAAAAACTTCCCGCCTGCACCGTCACGATCCCGGTTCCGGTCGCCGAGCCCTGCACCTGCACGGTTCCGGCGGTGGTCCCGTTTCGCAGTCCCATCTTCACGTAGGCTGTAAAATTGGTCGTCGCCGTGATCGTGGTGCTGACGAGCTTGGTGGCAAACGCGCTGGCCACACTTTCCTTTACGGTCGTCGCCGTGACGTATTCGTCGAGAGAATAGAACACCGAAGTCGGCGAGGCC